CGTCCATGTTGAGCAAGGTAAGGACAGCTGGAAGCTCCGGCTGAGCAACGGGATAACCGACAGCATAGTCACGGAGATCTATTTATCGACTGGAGAGGTTGTCACCGTGGCAGAGCATCCGGTGGCAATCATGAAAAAGATAGAGGAAGTCCAGATACGGATTTCCGTCTACGGGGAAAGATGAGAAGACATGCAGGTACAGAAGACGATTGACTTCGGCAAGGTGTGGGCCTTTGCCGAGGTGGGATGGAGCACCAGGGCCATCAGCTATGAGATGGCATTCAACGACGAGGATTTCGCACATGAGGTGATTGACCGGATCAGCTACGGCGAGATCGGGCCCAAAGAGGTTGGCAAGAGGATGGCTCCGGAGGATGCGGAGAAGTGGGAAAAGAGAGGCTTTCCCGTGGCATGGTTCACGACAAAGGCTGATGGCAGGATTGCCATCGGCCTCATGCGGGCCGCCTACGAGGACAACTGCTTTGAGGTTAAGGAGATCTCCCAGGCTCTCGGCCTGAGCACAGACAGCATCGAGTACTATCTGGAGATTAAAAAGCGCAAGTCAGAGTGGGACTAAGGAGGGGACAGGCAAATGAACTACGGGAAAATATACGTTGCTGACGTTGCCAACGGGCCCGGCTGTAGGGTGAGCCTTTTTGTCTCTGGATGCACTCATCACTGTAAGGGATGCTTTAACAAGGTTACCTGGGATTTCGGATATGGGGAGTTGTACACCTGGGACACAGAGGAGCTGATCCTGTCAACACTCAAGTCGGAGGGGTGTGATGGTTTGAGCATCCTGGGTGGTGAGCCGATGGAGCCGATTAACCAGCTGGCAATATTGGGACTGCTGAGAAGAGCCAGGGCCTTGAAGGGGGCAAAGGACAAAAGTATTTGGCTTTACACGGGCTACACTCTCGAGGAGCTGCGGGACGAAGACAACCATCGATGCCACGGAGAGTACACGGACGAGATTCTCAGCCTGATCGATGTCCTGGTTGATGGCGAATTTGTCGAGGAGGAGAAGGACATCACGTTGTCGTTCCGGGGTAGCAGGAACCAGAGAATTATCTACCTGGTGGAAGGAGAGCCTGTCTGGATCCTGACGGGGCAAGACAAGCTGATGGAGTGGGAAGGAAGAGAGAATGAGCGACCAATATGATAACGTGAACCGCCCCGAGCATTACGTAACCGGAGGCCTGGAGTGCATCGATGTGATGAGAGCAGTCTTTGGGGATGAGAAGGTGATGGCCTTCTGCCAGCTTAACGCTTTCAAATACGTCTGGAGGTCAGACCGAAAGAACGGCCTCGAGGATGTCAAGAAGGCGGAGTGGTACATGAAGAAGTACGTGGAACTGAAGGAAAAGGCGGGGACTAATTGCGCAAGGTAGGAAGAGATGTTGCACCACAGAGGAGGTAACGGGTAAATGATAAAAGCGATTGAGACACCATATAACGGGTGCCTTTTTAGGTCGAGGCTAGAAGCACGAGTAGCAGTATTCTTTGATACGGCACACATCAGAAGACAATATGAAGTTGAAGGATACGAGGATGAAGATGGCACGCGCTATCTCCCGGATTTTTACCTTCCTGACTTAGATGTTCATGTCGAAGTAAAGGCAAACACACCGGAAAGCATACCTGGTTTAAAAAGGGCAGTCAGCATGATTAAGTGGGGAGGACCAATTAAGCAACTACTTATAATATCGGATATTCCGGGACCTTGTGACGGGGGAATGTGGCACTTTCCGTGTTTCTATTGGAGGGGAGATAAAGTTGCTTGTGGGTGGTTTTTCTTCTGTGCTGAAGATGAAAAGGTTACAGGAAGAATATCGTATGCAAAATACAGACTACCAAATGTTTGCTTTGAAGATCCCGGACAGTTTAGCATAGCTGCAGTATCAGATGCCGAGCTAAGGAGAACTAGTTGGCCTTATAGTAAATTAGACCAATGCAATGATATACAGGATCAGCTTGGTGTAAATGGATTAGTGTTCGAAGCCTTAGAAAAAGCTAGGACCGCCCGCTTTGAGTGGGGAGAGACGCCGGATAGCACAAGCGACATAAAGAAATCCACCAAAAGGCGACACATTGCTACAACCGAGAAAGAATATACTCCGCGAGAAAGAGGCTCTGTGGTAGCACAAAAACTAATCCTTACCTGGATGGCGAATTATCCGAGCCTTACGGGGCTGATCATGGAATATATAAAACCAGAAGACTTTACCGTGGAGATCTACCGAGAAGTGGCGACCATGGTCTATGACCAGGCGAGGGCCGGGGAGGTAAATGTTTCCCGGCTTCTTAACCACTTCATGGATAGTGAGCAGCACACTTTGGTGTCCTCTCTTTTTAATGAGCCCATCGTTCTTGATGGGGAGGGACAGATGGTCGATGCCTTTGCAGAAGCTGTAATCCGCATAAAGCGTTGTTCCATGTACCAAAAGAAGGAAGGGGGCCAAGAGAATATCATGGCTTTCTATCAGATGATGAGGGATCTGCAGAACCTGCAGAGCAAAAGAGGAGAACTTACTCAAAGGTTTTTGGAGTGCCTTAGAGAAGGGAGGTAAGATGGCAGACTGGTCGAATGAGTTTATCAAGACCCTGAAGGGGATGTCCGGGAGGTACAGTTCATACCAGATCTTCTCTGACTGGGTGGAGTCGGCTGCCATCTCCTATCGGAACTCCTGCCATCTTATCCATGATGCCGAGTGGCAGAGGTGGGAAGACCAGTACATGCGCATCGTCGCAAGGTATGAGCACGACGAGCTATGCAAGTTCGGCTATCTGATCGCCTGCACAGCCAAGGCCCTTGAGGACGAGATGGAGGATTTCCTCGGGAAGGTTTTCATGCTAGCGGGCCTCGGGGATTCGGGGACGGGGCAGTTCTTCACTCCGTTCAATATCTCCATGATGTCTGCAAAGCTTCTCTTGGATGAGAAGGGCATCCCGAAAGAAGGAAAGATCCAGCTCCACGAACCGACCTGCGGAGCGGGAGGAATGGTAATAGCTGCTTGCAAGATTCTGCACGAGCGAGGATTTGACTACCAACGTAGGTTGGATGTCATCGCCCAGGACCTGGACTGGAGGGGAGTCTACATGACCTACCTCCAGCTGTCGCTCCTCGGATGCAGGGCGGTTGTTTGCCAGGGGAACACCCTCACGGATCCGTACCATGTCGGGTATCCGAGGGAGAGATGCATGGAAACCTCGGCATGGATGGGGTTAATAGTTTAAGAGGTGGAGTTATGCAAGGAAAGTGCAAAGAATGCGGGCGTGAAACATATCTGGATGAAAAGACGGGGTTATGCTACTCGTGCCTGGCAATAGAAAAAAAGAGAAACCTTATAAAGCAAAACAAGGAGGCACTGGAAACCGACGAGCTGGATACCTGGTCAGATGAGTATGTGATCTGCCCGTACTGCGGAATGCCCATCGAACCGGATATTGACGACGAGGATCTTTATCAGGATGGCGATACCACGCATGAGTGTCCTTACTGCGGCAAATTGTTTAATGTCGAGGTTTCCGTAAAGGTGACTTGGGAGACGGAGAAAATCCAGGAGGGCGAATGATGAATGACAGAAACATGAGGACACCTCTTCCAGTGTCGGTCGGAGGAGTTTTCGGACGGATGACGGTTCCGGACTGGGCTCACTGCCCTAGATGCGGATGCGTCCTGGATGTAATCGACAGAGACGAGGACTGCCCGGAATGCGGCGGAGCCTTGGATTGGAGTACGTACGATGACGAAAGATTTGATTAGCAGACGTGATGCGGTGCGTGAGCTCAGCATCTTAGCCAATCGCCTCCCGTCTGGTAACTACTCGCAAGGCGTGCAACGTTGCATCGGTGCCATAAAAGGCTTGCCCTCCACAGGGCAGGCCAGGGGCTCCGGCAGATGGATCAGACGGTGGGTGACTTCGGATGGCACCATCTACAGATGCTCCGAGTGCGGTGTCGAGTACTGCACGGAGGGAGAGATGTTTTTTAAGTTCTGTCCTGAGTGCGGGGTGGATATGAGGGATGAAAGTAGTAAAGGAAGTAGGGAGAAGAGATATGGAGAAGGAAGAGGCCTTGAAGAACCTTAAGAAAGTTTTTAGCTGTTTGACGATCGATCTGGGGAAGTGCCTGGGCAGAGAATGCTCGAGCTGTGAGTATGAGTACGATAGGGAGACCCTGGCCGACACACTGAAAACTATCGAGGATGCATTGAAGAGCGCCCCAGCTGGCGATGAAGGAAAATGAGGCTAGATGGCAGAAGAAAAATGGTGGAAAAAAGGGAGAACTGAAAGAATAAAGACAATAGAATTCATGATCGGCTTTGAATTAAGACGTGTGTATCAGCCAATGTACGGATTGACAGAAGAGGAATACAGCAAAGTGCAAGACTGCGTTGTTGAGTATCTTTGTGGATTGACTCCGTACAAATCATGGCGTGATGCGGCAGAATCGATGTGCAGAGCACTTGTGAAAGCAAGGAAGCAGGAGGGCAACGAATGAAGAGCTTCAAGCAGCTGAATAATGAGAAATACCTGGTGGCTGATCACACCCTCTCGAAGGGAGGCATGGGCGTTATTAAAATCAATGGCTGGCGTGGAAGCGTCATCTGGAGCCGGGATGATGGTAACTGGGAGCACGTGAGCGTGTCTCCCGACGACCCCAATCTCATCCCTTCGTGGGAGGACATGTGCACGATTAAGGACATCTTCTGGGGAGACGAGGAGGACGTGATCCAGTTCTTCCCGAAGAAGAGCGAGTACGTCAACCTGGTCAATAACTGCATGCATTTGTGGCGGCCGAGAGACCCGGAGACACAGAGGCGATTGGAGATGCGACGATGAAAATGGACATTGAAATGCAGGAACGATGCAAAGGGTATATGGGGGAACACCTCCTCTTCTTACGGAAAAAGCTGGGCATGTCCCAGTCTCACTTAGCTGACATGATTGGAATTTCTAGGCAGAGCTACAACGGGATTGAGAACGGGAAGAGGGCAATGCGTTGGGAAACGTTCCTGGCGCTGGAACTGTTTTTCCTGCGCCAGCCGGAAACGGGGGACTGGATTTATTACAACGAGGTGCTATCTCCGGAGGGGCTGTTCCAGAGGGAGGAGTGCTGTGAAGAAGAAGCGGCTGAGCAAGGCTGACATTAAGAACAACCTTAACAAGATCCTCTGGGCCCATGGCTATACCTGGGACGATGCCAAGGAGGAGCTGGGTTTTAAGATTGGAATCGAGAGGACATGGGCTCCTGCAATGGAGGCACTGGGTGTGGATTTCTCACTGATCACAAGCACTGCGGATATCCTGGGCGAGCTGTACGGGGAGTGCAGGCTTAGCGAGAATCTCAAATTCCTGTTGCTAATGAAGCGGGTAAGGCAGAGTGAGGCGGCGGATAAGATAGGAATCGGCCTTAGCGAGCTGAGTAAATATATTCAGGATATCAGGAGCCCTACCGCATCTTCTGTCAGGGCTATGAGCAAGTACTTTGGCATCGACCCGGTGGAAATGCTGTTTGGAGTACCAGAGGTGCAGTTCCGTGTTACCTCTCGGACGCAGAAGGGAGAGTAGCCATGTGCGGAGTCGATCTGATGGAAAGATTTAGGATGCTTATGAAGATTAAGATGGCAAGGAGGAACAAAAATATGTTGAACATTAACGACTTAAACATCATCGCTCCATGGGAGACTTACAACAAGAAGGTCAAAGCTCTGTTCGAGGGAGACCCAGACATCCGTGTCGGCGGGGTGTACCAGGTGGACGATGGCTATGCCATGGACATCAGAGCCTCAGAAGAGAAATACAATATTTTGGCCAAGGTGATGCCGAGGAGCAAGACATTTGGGAATGTGAATCTGAGCATCGAGCTGTTCTGCCGGAACGCAAATGAAGGGAAGAGGGCAATCTGGGAGTACAAGACGCTATTCTCTGGCAACCCCGCCGTAAAGGAGATCCGAGAAGTAGAGGATGCCACCGGGACGATGCATGCCTACATCCGATTCTGGCCGGAGGTTCTACAGTTCCCAAATGATGACACTCGGGACTTTAGAGGGCTGTGGTCTGGCCTGGCCCAGGATATCGCCAGGGAGATCTTTGAGGGTGAAGACCGGGGAATCCACTTTGGCACTGCAGGCATAGACGAGAACCAGACCCTGGAGGAGGATGAGGAAGTATGAGAAACGTGGGCAGGTTTGCTAGGACATATCATCCAGTGCAGAACGAGCCGATAGAGCTGAAGGTTAAGCTACTCAGCGAGAACGCCACCTTACCCACCAGGGGAAGCAACGGGTCGGCGGGATTAGACATTTACGCTGCGGAGTCGGTCACGGTGATGCATGGGGATATCCGCATGATCCACACAGGAGTAGCAATGGAGATACCAGAGGGCCACTTCGGCCTTCTGGTGGTGCGCTCCTCCCTCGGCAAGAACGGGGTGAGGATGGCCACCGGAGCATCCATCATCGACTCAGATTACAGAGGAGAGGTGATGGTCTGCCTGTGCAATGACGGGATATATCCCAGGAAGATTGAGAAGGGCGAGAGGATAGCGCAGATCATCCTGCAGCCGTATCTGAAAGCTGAGCCTGTCCAGGTCGAGGAGCTCTCCAAGTCTGATAGAGGTTCTGGAGGGTTTGGAAGCACCGGGACGGCGTAAGAGGTTCGAGGGAGAAAGAAGCTAGAGAAGTAGGCGTTTGGTAACATAGAACAGGAGGAGCAGATGGCTACCAGGCGTAACGAGCAGGTTAAAGCCTGGCTGTGGGGATACAGGGATGCGGTCAGGGAACAGCGCAGGCTGTCGGAGGAGTACAGACAGTTGAAAGAGAGCCAGGAGGGGCCGAGGGCAATGCGATACGACGGAGAGAGCGGGGGAGGCTCTACAGAAGGGACTGATCTGTCGTCGTTGATGGTGGCCAGGGAGAGGCTACTGTCTAGGCTGGAGTGCTCCACAAAAAGGGCGTCCGAGGCTCTAATAGAGAGATCGGATGCTATAGAAAGGCTCTCATCCGGAGCGATGCGGGAGGTCATCTCCATGCGTTACATCCAGCTCCGCGACGGCCACGCCACCAGATGGACTGACATAGCCGCTGGCATCGGCTACTCAGAGCAATATGTCCTTGATCTGCACGGTCGGGCACTGGATGAGCTATCAATAATCCTCGAAAACGAAAGACCAGAGTAAATCAGAGTTTTTTCTGTGGTATAATCTACACTAGTATTAGTGTCTTAGGCGGTTCCCTCATGGGAGTCGCCTATTTTTATGCCCGAAAAAGGAGGGGTGGCAGGATATGGGTAGCAGGGGCCAGAGCATGGCCAAAGAACGCCGAAGAGCCGAGAACAGGGCCGTAAAACAACTGGCTAAGATTCTGGGCGGGGGGGTAATAATAATGTCCACTCCCTGGAACGCCAAGGCGATCAGCTGGATGAACGAATAGGCGAGCTTTTGGAGGAGTATCGAGACGAACTAGGATTCATTCGCTCGGACGAAGCGGAAAAAGATCCTCGGATACAAGAGGCGAGAAAGGCACGTGAGCAGATAGACAGCGAGCTTTTAGATCGAGTAGCCAAACCAATAGAAAAGAGCGCTCTCCCCAAGGGGGTAGAAGGAGACGAACGCAACTCCGAACTTGACTGGGACATGGCTAAAATCAACGCCACGGCGAGAGATTTCGCCCGGGAACACATACGACACATGGAGCGTACCGGGGCGGAAGAAGAACGCAAAAAAGTTTGGGAAGGTTCTGTAAAAGCCGCAATAAGTAGGGCTGAGGCCAATCCGTATGAGTATTCCACGAACTACAGGCCGCTTGTATTTGCTTCAGAAGGAAAAGTGACTGATGACAAAGATTTTGGAACAACTTATAAGGTCCTGCGTGTGTATAGCGACAAAAGAGGGAAAAAGGTTGAGCTGGAGGTGAAGTATCCCGGCTTGAGAACGCCACAAAAGGTTCGAGAGTATATCCGTTACGATAAAAATCATAATGAGTATATATACCATGGCCGCGATCGCATATATCCGTATGATGATTAAGTAGCCGGGCAGAAAATAGGGGGGTGGAATGGGAAGCAGAGGGCAAAGCATGAATAAGCTGAGGGCTAGACATGGGATTGATAGGGTAAACTATGATCACGGTATGGCACAGCGATATGCTCGATATATCTGGCATGCATATAATGATAACGGGGTGAAGCTGTCGTGGTCGGAGGCTTTGAAGCGAAGCTACAATGACATAATGTTGGGCAGCGAAAATTACAAACGTTTTCTCGGGGGAATCGACAAGGGGGGCTCTTCATCCATAGTGAACGACGTGGATGCGGGCCGGATCCACGAGCTGATTGGCTACAGCATGGCAGGAAAACCCAAGATGACGGCGGAAGAGCTAAGGGATGTTGCCTCCAGTCTGAATAAAGCCGGAGTTACTGTCAGCATCCCGGACAGAATGAAAAACCCTGAAGCCATCGCTAACAGGATTATCTCCGAGGTGAGCAAATACAACTATGAACATGCCAAGAGAGACCACGACTGGGCAATCAAGCTGATTAATTCGGCTAACGGAGACGTGAGGAAACTTGCGGAGATTCTCCAGGTTGGCAATGACAACACGGCCTGGAGAAAAGAGCGCAAGGATAATGGTAAGAGCTGGTTCCGTAGATGGTCAACCATCCTGCATCCGGATAACAATCCTGGGAATCCCGATGCGGAGAAAGCCTTCAACACCTTGAAATCATTAAGGCACATCTTCGACCCCTTCAGGGATTCGGCTGGGCATAGAACCGGGATGGAGTACTGGGAGGAACGAAGCGCAAGAATGAGGGCAGACCGTGAGGCTGCGGAGGAGTGGCTCAGGAATCATCCTAATGGAGAGTAAAAACCCGGACCATTAGCTCAGCTGGTTAGAGCACCCGGCTCATAACCGGCGTGTCCTGGGTTCAAGTCCCAGATGGTCCATAAACACCAAAAGAAAGAAGGCGAGGCTATGGCAAACGAGGGAAACCTCCACCCCATAAGGGACTCCGAAACTGCCAGGGCCTTAGGCAGGAAAGGAGGCAAAGCCTCCGGGGAATCCCGGAGGAGAAAGGCAAATCTAAGGAAGGCGGCCAACGACATCCTGGCGAACAATAAGGTCTCCGTCAAAGGAGCAGACGGTTCGAAGATGGAGGTCACCGCAGAAGAGGCGATGATCCTGGCTATGCTCAAAAAGGCAGTGGCCGGAGACGTGGGGGCATACAAAGCTCTGATGAGCACCGTGGGGCTGAGTGGCAAGTCGGATCTGGAGGAGAAGGAGCAGAAGCTACGCATCAAAGAGCTAGAGTTGAAACAGGAGCTGTATGAAGATGCTAAGAAACGTGCGGAGGCTGCCAGCGAGGTGAACGAGGTCGATGACGGATTCCTGGCGGCATTAGGAGCGACGGCAGTAAATGACTGGGCGCAGGATTAGGAACCAGTCTGTTTTCAAGTTCGCCCCCTTCTCGCAGAAGCAAAGAAAGCTCCTTAACTGGTGGACGAAGGAAAGCCCGGTCAAGGACTACGATGGCATCATTGCTGACGGAGCCATCAGATCAGGCAAGACGGTGGCCATGTCTCTGTCTTTCGTCATGTGGGCCATGACCAACTACAGTTCCGAAAACTTCATCATGGCAGGAAAGACCATCGGGTCTTTTGAGAGGAACGTTCTTAACGTCCTTCTCCGCATGCTCCCATCCAGAGGGTACAGGGCCGACTACAGGCGTGGAGACAAGCTCCTGACCATCATCAAAGGGCACCGGGTCAACTTCTTCTATATCTTCGGCGGGAGGGACGAATCATCGCAAGACCTTGTGCAAGGTCTGACCGCCGCAGGGCTGTTCCTGGATGAGGTGGCACTGATGCCGCAAAGCTTTGTCAACCAGGCCACGGGCCGATGCTCCGTGGCGGGCTCCAAATTCTTCTTCAACTGCAACCCTGACGGCCCCTACCACTGGGTAAAGACCGAGTGGATAGACAAATCGTGGGGCAAGCTTGGGAGGGAAGAGGCAGAGGAGAAGGAACGCAAGGCCAGGGAGAAGGATGAGGCATCCGGGCTGAAGAAGCTTCTCTACCTTCACTTCACCATGGATGACAACCTGAGCCTGACGGAGGAGATCAAGCGAAGGTACCGCTCCCAGTACAGCGGGGTGTTCTACCTTCGGTACATCCTCGGAGAGTGGAGGATGGCGGAGGGCGTTGTCTATGACATGTTCGATGAGGAGAAGCATGTCAAACCCATCTCCGAGTTTGCCGACCAGCTGGTGGACGGCGACAGGTACGTGAGCATCGACTATGGTACCCAGAACCCGACGGCCATGCTGCTATGGTGCAAGGGGCGTAAAAATGTCTGGTACTGCTGCCGAGAGTATTACTACTCCGGCAGAGACGAAAAGAGGCAGAAGACGGACGGGGAATACGCCGATGATCTGACCGAGTGGCTGGAGGGGACGAAGGTAAAAGGCATCATCGTCGACCCTTCGGCGGCATCTTTTATCGCCGAGCTCCGGAAGCGGAAATACCATGTCATCAAGGCTGACAATGACGTGTTGGACGGCATCCGCTTGGTGCAGGAGAGGCTGATCCAGAGGAAGATCATCATCGCCGCCTCCTGCAAGAGTCTAATAAAAGAGTTTTATTCGTACGTATGGGACGAGAAGGCGGGGGAGAAGGGGATAGACCAGCCTATCAAGAAATCCGACCACGCCCTGGATGCCTTGCGCTATTTCATCTACACGAAGACCTATAAACTGGCGAAAATCAAAGACAAAGATAGCAGCCCCTTCAACTGACCGCTATAGGAGGTGGTTTCACAGGATGTTCACAGCATTGACCATGCCCAGGGACAAATGGGACGAACAGAATCCCGACCGGGTAGCCCTGATCCAGCTGATCCAGAAGCATGAATCAGAGGTGCCACGACTCAAAGAACTGATGAACTATTACATTGCCAGGCATCATATCCTGGAGGACACCGACAGGCAAAACACCCTGGTCTGCAACCATGCAAAGGACATCACCGACACGGCGATGTCCTATTTTATTGGCAACCCCATCTCGTACAAATCCCAGGATAATGACCTCAGTGTTTTGATGGATGACCTTACCTACGCCGATGCGGACGAGACGGACGGGGACAACGGCCTGTCTCTCTCAATCTATGGCAGGGCCTACGAGTACATCTTCACGGAAGAGGACGAGCCTTCCCTGAAGACGAAGAACTTGTCACCGGAGAATACCTTCATCGTCTACGATGACTCCATAGAGCAGAGGGAGCTTTTCGGGGTCTACTACTACGTCAAAAAGGATGACTCCAACACCAGCGGAGAAGAGCACTACATCGCCACGGTGCTCTCCAAGAATTACAAGTGGGTGTTTGACCTGTGGGGGGACAGCAAGGACCAGTCGAGCATCCTGGAAAAAGGCGAACCCCATTATCTGGGAGAGGTGCCTATCGTGGAGTACCTCAACAACAAGCTCGGCATCGGCGATTATGAACTGCAGATTCCCCTCATTGACGCTTACAACGTCTTGATGAGCGACCGTATCACGGACAAGGAGCAGTTCATTGATGCCATCCTGGCCGTGTACGGGACGATGCTCTCAGACGAGGATGCGGATACGGAGGGGGACGGGGCAGGGGCCGAAAAGGCCATGAAGAAGCTGAGAAAATCCAAGCTTCTGGAGCTGCCTGACACCTCCAAGGCGGAGTACATCACCCGGACGTTTGACGAGTCGGGGGTGGAGATCCTCAAAAAGGCTTTGGAGCAGGACATCCATAAGTTCTCCCACATCCCATGCATGACGGATGAGGCTTTTGGCGGGAATGTCTCTGGCGTGGCGATGGAATTCAAGCTGCTGGGCATGGAGAACATCACCCGCATCAAGACCAGGTACTACCGCAAGGGCCTGCGCAAGAGATTGAGAATCTTTTGCAATTTCCTGTCCACCTCTTCCAGAGGGTCGATCGACTATAAGAGCGTCACGGCGGAGTTCACCAGGGCGATGCCAAAGAACCTTCTGGAGATATCGCAGTTCGTGTCCAACCTGAGCGGGGTAGTCAGCAGGAAAACGCTCCTCTCCCAGATCCCCTTCGTGGATGACCCGGAAGAAGAGATGGAGGCCGTGAGGAAGGAAGCCGAAGAAGATATGCAGAGGCAGCAGGCCCTCATGGGCATGACTGCCAACACCCCGCCGGAAGAAGAGGAAGAAGCCCACGAACCCAAGGGAGAACAGGCACCGGAAGGGCAGGGAGAGAATGCGGACGGCACCAACAGGCCGGGCATCAGGCTGACAAGAAAGAAGCCGAGCAATGAGGAGGAATGATGTCGCCTACTGGGAACGGAGGGCGGCGCAGCAGACCTACGACTACATGGAATCGGCAGAGGAGCTTGCCAAAGACCTACAGACGACCTACCGCAAGGCCTCCCAATGGATAGACAGCCAGAGCAGGCGGATATTCGAGAAGTTCCGGTCTAAGTATGCCTTATCAGAGAAAAAGGCAAGGGCCCTGATCAGCCGGATAGCCTCGGGGCCGGAGATAGACGGTGCCATGAAGGCGATGGAGATCTACGGGACTAATGATGCGGAATACTGGGAGGCGGCCAAGACGCTGGATAGCGCAGCGTACGCTTCCAGGATCCGGAGGCTCCGTGACCTGCAGAACGAGATCAACATCACGATGCAATCGGTGTTCGACCAAGAGAGGGTGGCATCCCAGGCTTTCTATACGGATGTGGCCCAGGAGGGATACTACCGCACCATATTTGATATCCAGCAGAGGGCGGGCTGTGGCTTTTCCTTTGCAAGGATATCCGAGGATGACATCGACAGGATCCTCCACATCAAGTGGGCGGGAGGCAACTACTCATCCAGGATATGGGGCAACACCCAGAAGCTTGCCATGTCCCTGAAGGAGGAGCTCCTGGTGAACTTCATCACGGGGAGGACAGAAAGGGAAGCATCCAGGATCATTGCCGATGCCTTCACAGTCGGCGCCTTCAATGCCAGGAGGCTCGTAAGGACGGAGAGCAACTTCGTATCCAGCGAGGCCACGGCCTTAGCCTACAAAGAAGCCGAGGTGAAGAAATACCGATACGTGGCGACCCTCGACCTTCGGACATCCAAAGTCTGCCGGGCCCTGGATGGCCAGGAGTTTTTGGTATCCGAGCGCAAGGTGGGCACCAACTGCCCGCCGATGCATCCGTGGTGCAGATCGACCACGATAGCCGCGCCCACGGCAGAGGAGCTGGCCTCCATGCAGAGGAGAGGGAGAGACCCGGTGACGGGCAGGAGCATCATCATTCCCGCCTCCATGACCTATAAGGACTGGTATGCGGCATACGTGGAAGGGAACGAGGAAGCGTTAGCCATAGAAAAAGCACTTCGAAAGAGGAGGTGAAACCTAAATGAAAATCAAGGTCATCAAAGCATACTCCGACAAGTACACCCACGAATACGTGGAGGTTGGAAGCGTTATCGATGTCCCGGATGCCAGGGGAGAGGAGCTGATCTCTGCGGGAGTGGCAGTGCCTCTGGTCGGGAAAAAGGAAGAGAAGAAGGCGGTAGATTGAAAAACTGTGCATCATATGGTACAATTAAATTACGTTTCTATGTGCAATGGCGTGGGCGTTTGAATGACGAATGCGCTGGGGCAATCGAGGTATAAACAATCCATGAAAAAGCAATTGAATATGTCCGAGTATTCTTCTTCGGCATTCCTGCCTATGAATCTGCAGCTGTTTGGCGCAAGCGGGGATGGATCGGGAGAAGGGGGAAGCGGTGACGGCTCCGCTGGTAGCAATGGCGGCGAAAATGGCGGAGAGGGCGAGAATCCTGGCGGAGCAAATGGCGGTGCTCCCAGTGGGAACAACGAGCCCGGTGGTGGCCCCGTATCCTTTGACGATTTCCTGAAAGAAGGCAAGAACCAGGCAGAGTTTGACCGCAGGCTTAGCAAGGCCGTGGACACGGCCCTGAAGAAATACAAGGACAAGCAGAAACTGCTCGCCGATGAGCAGGCCTCCGAGGCTGAGAAGCTGAAAAAGATGTCCGAGGACGAGAAAAGGGAGTACGAGTATAACAAGCAGCTGAAAGCCCTGCAGGAGAGGGAGGCCGAGATCAGCAGGAAGGAGCTTATGGCGGAAGCCAAAGCAACCTTAGCTGAGAAGCACATCCCCTCCGAAATGGCAAGCTTCCTGGACTACTCTGATGCCGAGAAGTGCAAGGCATCTATCGAGGCTCTAGAGAAGAGCTTCAACGGGGCTGTGGAGACAGCTGTCAAAGACAAGCTCAAAGGATCCCAGCCCATCAAGAAGGCTCCGACAGAAGGGGATGCCATGGACGAGCTGAAAAAGAAGATTGATGAGTCTGTCAGACGAGGGCTCATCTGACACATGAACAGGAGGTATTGATATGCCTATTCCGAGCAATGGCAGCGGGAAACTCAATACGTTGCAGTATGCGACCTTGCTCCAGACCAGCCTTGATGAAGCGGCCGTGCGTGACATGGTCACCGGCTGGATGGACGCCAACGCCGGGCAGGTGAAATACACCGGCGGCGCAGAGGTAAGGATCCCTACGCTGACTACCCAGGGCATGGGCAATTATGACCGTGACGGCGGCTATGCGTCCGGCTCCGTGAACCTGTCCTGGACGACTTACACTATGACCCAGGACCGTGGCCGCAAGTTCCAGCTTGACGCCATGGACGTGGACGAGACGGCTTTCGTCGCCACGGCGGCGGCTGTGATGGGTGACTTCCAGCGGCAGCATGTCGCTCCGGAGATTGACGCCTACCGTCTTTCCAAGCTTGCGCAGTACGCGATCGGGGCGGACAATGCGGCTACCAATGGAACCGGGATGGTCAGCTATGGCAACGCGATTGCCGCTGCAGCATCCTCTAACGTTGCCGCATCCGTGCTTCGCGCCATCAAGACGGGCATCATGAAGATCCGCGACCAGGGCTATAACGGCGACCTGGTATGCCACATCATTGATGCGGCCCTTATGGAATTGGAGCTCGAGCTTGCTGGTAAGATCCAGAGCGTGACCTTCTCTGCCGGCGGCATCAACACCACGGTACCGTCTGTCGACATGGTCCCCCTGCTTGCCACTCCGGCAAACCGCATGGTGACCCAGATCGAGATCCTGGACGGCACCACTTCTGGCAAGGAAGCGGGCGGCTTCGCCAAGGCCAGCGCTGGCAAGGACATCAACTTTATCATCCTTCCCAGGCGGACCCCGATCGCCATCACCAAGCAGGACAAGATGAGGATCTTCGATCCCGATACCAACCAGAAGGCCAACGCATGGGCGATGGACTACAGGCGCTACCACGATCTCTGGGTACTCAGCAACCAAGTGGGCTCCATATATGTCAACGTAAAGGACGCTAAGAGCGCCTGATATGGCACTGGTAAGACTGGTTAGCCAGAATACGGAAATGTATGTCGATGAGAACCGGGTCTCCATGTACCTGGCAAGAGGGTACAAGATGGCCGGCGGAGAAGCCATGGCAGAAGCGGGGAAGGCACCTGAGAAGTCGGATGCCTCATCCCTCAAAGCCATGAGCGTTGCTGAGCTCCGGGAACTGGCCAAGGCCCGAGGCATCGACGGCGCAGAAGCTCTGCGCAAGGCGGAGCTGGTAGAGATTCTAGGAGAGTGACGATATGGCGAGCACAGACGATGTGAGCAAGGTCAAGCTTTTGACCCAGGGGGCGTTTAGCGACGAGCTGATAGCCCTCTGCCTGGACGATGCGGAGGAGTTTGCGCTCAGCTATACGAGACGGAGCCGGGTTCCCTCTGGGATGTCCAGGGCCATCAGGGACCTGGCTATCATAGCCCTCAACCGGATCGGGACGGAGGGCGAATCAAGCCGCAGCGAGGCGGGGGAATCATATGCTTTCGATTCTGCTCCCAAGCAGATATACGACACGCTGAACAGGTTCCGCCTTGCCCGGGTAGGAGGTGTGGTCCATGAGTACAAACCGGAGGATGAGCCTTCGGAGGATGGAGACGTTCCATCTGATGACGAGGGTGACGGTCAGGGATGACGAAGGGAACACCTATGCGGCGTATGAGGCGCCAGTAGCCATCAAGGGGGAATCGTGGCCCGCCGGAGGCAAAGTGCAGGCGGCGACTTACGGGGAGAAGCTCCCCTACGTGAGGAACGTGAAGGTGGCCGGTAACTACGAGGCGAGAAAGCCTTCGCCCTCACGTGACGAGGGGCATGTGGCCATATCGGACGGCGTGCAGATAGTCATGCCGGACGGGGCGAACGTGGTGTGCTACTCGGGGGTAAAGCCGTCTACCGAGGGCGGGAATGTCGAGTACGTGTTCGAGGATGGCACCGTCATCCGGGAAAAGGACGGGCTGTGTATCGACGTGGTACAGCCCGAAGGGGCCGATGGAGAGGAGCCTGCATATTTGCCCCCGGACTATGAGATCATATCCATAACCCCCCACAAGCCGCTCATCCTTCAGGTGATGAGGAGGTGAGATGGCATGGCAACGGTAGAACTGAAAGGAATCCAGAAGCTGTCCGACCAGCTGGGCAAGATCAGCGATGCAGACATTAGGAAATGCATCCTGCAGCTGGCCATGAAGATACAAGGGCAGGCCAAGCTCCTGGCCCCCGTGTCTGGCGTAGTGTCGGGAGCGGGGGAGCTTCGTGACAGCATCCGTGTCCGCGTGGAGACGAGAGACGGATATGTCATCGGAACCTGTTACACCAACAAGGCTTATGCCGTATTCGTGGAGATGGGGACGGGCCCGAAGGGTCAGGCCGACCATGCGGGGGTCGCTCCAGGAATACCAGTGGCATACACTCCGGAGCCTTGGTGGGTACACGAAGGGCCAGGAGAGAACGAAGTGAGCAGGGAGACCGGCGAGGGCTACCACTGGTTCCATATCGACACGAAGCAGGGACGCTTTTACAAGGTGGAAGGACAGCCTGCCCAGCCGTACATGTATCCTGCGTATAAAGCCGTGGAAGAACAGGCGCCTGGTTTCGTTTCTGCTTTCCTTTCTGCCGAGTTTGCAAAGGCAGGAGCAAAATAGAGTATCATGAAAAACGTCAAAGACCAGGTATTCAAAGCCCTCCTCGGCGTGACATCCAACGTGAGCGATGTCTACCCGACGGGATGGTCGGAGGATGTGAGCATCCAGCTGACCGAGGAGGAAAATGTCGTCTATGAACGGACTGACAACAGGGAACAGAAGGCCAGGGTGCGTTACCGTATCGACATCTGGCACAGGCAGTCCACGTCAAGCCATGCGCTTTTGGTGGATGAGGCCCTGTCTTCCCTGGGGCTTGTCAGGACGTTCTGCTCCGATGTGCCCGACCCGTCGCAGATGAAGCACAAGCAGATGCGGTACGAGGGCATCATCGACATGGACACAGACATCGTATACTGGGGCAACTAATGGAGGGAATGATAATATGCTTGCTAATGGCGCAACGCTTGGCTACAAGCTGGCAGCCGGGGCGACTTCCTACACCATCCTGGATGGACTGAAGGAAATCCCGGAGATCGGCATCGAGCCTGAGATGGTAGACAATACCACCCTGACCGACTCCCACAAGAAGTATGAGGCCGGCATCGGCGACCTGCCGAACATGACCTATAAGTTCAAGTACGACAACACCAGCAACACGAGCGCATACAGGCTGCTGAAGGCCTGCGAGGCCGCTGGAAGCGCCTATGATTTCGAGGAGACGCTTGCGGACGGCACCAAGATCAGGTACAGCGCACAGGTTACCGTCAAGCTTGGCGGCGGTGGCGTGAATGCCGCAGTCGAGTTCGAGGCCACGATGTACGTGCAGTCCGACCTGACCATTACCGATCCGGCCTGATGAGATAGAGATGATAAAGCGAGCATTGCCATGAGCATGCTCGCTTTTGTTTTGTGAGCAAACCAAAGATAGAAAGAGGCAATTATATGGCAAACGTCATCGACGGCGATTTTTTGAACGAAGCACAGGCGGACGCTGGCGGATCCGGAGAGACAGCCGCAGAAAAGAAGCGTTTCAGGAAGCCTTACCACACCTGGGAAGTCGGGGGCAATGCTTACTCCCTCAAGCTGGATGCGGACGCTATCATCAAGGTCGAAAAGGCCCTGGGAGGCTCGCTCTTCGATACCCTCAACAACATCCCCCCGCTCAGCAACATGCTTGCCATCGTACAGGCATCCATGCAGCACTACCACCACGGGACAAGCATGGATAAGGTGAAGAAGCTGTATGATGCGTGGCTCGATGAGGACGAGGAGAACTCCCAGATCGACCTTTACCGACGGGTAGTCATTCCCACGCTGGTAGCATCGGGTTTTTTCCCAGGGAAGACGGCGAAGAAGCTTCTGGAGGATCTGACCCAGGCAGAGTGACCAGCGCTTCGGGCGTCACGGTCCTGGAGCTCGTCAACAGCCTTTACATGCCCGCCTTGCAGTGCGGGATAAGGCCCGATGATTTCTGGGCCATGTCCGTGGGAGAGCTGACGGATGTCATAGAGGCGGAGATGGAGACGAGGAAGCAGGAGCGCAAGGCGAGGATCTCCGATGCTTTCGTGCAGGCGCAGGCGATTGCCGCTTACGTCATGCACGAGAAAAACTCCCCTGTTCCGCAACCGTGGGACTACTATCCGGAGCTGTTCAAAGAGGATAAGGAACAATACCTGGAGAACAAGAAGAAGGCCGAGATAGAAGAGCACAAGGCGCAGATGAGGGAGTACGCCAGAAGGCTGAAAGAAAAGCGCATGCGAGGAGGTGGTTAAATGCCAGCAGGGACTAATCTGCAAGAGCTCTCTGTCAGCATCAAAGCCAACACCAAGGGATTCACGGAGCCCATCGAGGCCATGAGGACGAGCCTCAGGCGCACCATCAACACGGTGACGGCTCCGATCGATGACCTGAACAGGAAAATGGGCGACCTGCAGGTAAGGATGGGGATGCGCACCGAGAGCACCGCTTACAAAAAGAATGCCCAGGACATCGAGCGCATGACTGCAGCTCTGCAGGAGTACTCGGATTTCCTGCAGACGATACCGCAGAACCTGCCGAGCAACGAATACAAGGAGCTCTCCACATCCCTGGAGGAAGCCATCAAGAACCTGGAACAGGCCAAGGCCGCACAAGATGCCCTTGTGCAATCCGGAGGAGCGACCAGGCTCTCCGAGGAGTATGCCGCCATGGACCAGGAGCTTGTGGAAACCATGGCGCATATCGTTACCCTGCAGAAACAGATCGAGACATACAAGGGTACCCTGGCCAGGGAAGCCCCCTTCACCAAATCCTACATGCTGGCGGAATCGGCTATCCAGAAGTGCCAGGTGGCTCTTGATGCCGCAAACATCAAAGCGAGGGAACTGGCATCCAACCTGGCGGACATGGAACAGGCGGGCACACAGTACGTACCCACGGAGCAGATGATGGAGCTCTCCAGGACGACGGAGGCGGCAGGCCAGAAGGTGGACAGCCTCCGGGAAAAGATGGCCGCGCTGAGTGGGGCGGGATTGGACGTGATCCCGAACGAGCAGTATGCCGAAGGCGTGAGGACTATCGAGATGGGCACCCAAGCCCTTGACGCCATGAACCAGAAGCAGGCGGAGATGGTGCGCAACGGGGAAAGGTTCGAGAGCGTCACCAGATCGGGGAGCAAGGCGATGTCGGCTCTTTCCAAGGTGATGTCTGGGACGGTCGGGGCAGGAAGGAAGCTCCTGTCTGCCATCCGCTCCTGCAGCGGAGCCTTTGCTTCCTTGGTGCGGAGGATGGCATCCGGCATTCCGACCATAAGGCTTTTTAACAAGCATACCCAGAACACGGGGGACACCGTCCGAAACGTGGTCAGAGGATTCCTCCGCTACGGCCTCGGCATCCGCTCGATGATGGTGCTCATGAACAAAGTCCGGAGCGCAGTCATGGAGGGGATCAACAACCTGGTACAGTACGACCCCACCGGGCCTTTGAACCAGTCCCTGTCGCAGCTCAAAAGCTCGCTGACCCAGCTGAAGAACGCACTGGGTGCGGCCTTCGCTCCTATCATCACGGCGGTCACGCCTCTCCTGCTTAGGCTCATCTCCATGCTGACCAGGGCGGCGGAAGCTGTGGGCATGTTCGTGTCGGCCCTTACAGGGGTGCCATACATCAAGGCAAAAGCCGTGCAGCAGAACTACGCCGACAGCCTGGACACCACGGCGAAGAAAGCCACGAAGGCCAAGGAGGCCACCGAGAAGCTCAAAAGGGAGCTCCTGGGATTCGACCAGATTACCAAGCTCTCGGATCAGAGCGACAGCAACACGAATTCGGATACCGACAATGACGTGTCTAACGCCATCTCTCCTTCGGACATGTTCGAGAATGGCATCGTGACCACGAAGTGGGCGGAGTTCGCAGAGAAGTTGAAGGAGATCTTCAAAGGCATCTTCGACGTGTTCAAGCAGGCGTGGGAGACGACGGGGGAGAGGGTCATCGATTCCATGAAGAAGGCCTTCCAGGCAGTGAAAGACCTGATTGCCGACATCGGCTCGACTTTCTACCGGGTCTTCACGGAGGGCTATGGGTACGAATGGCTCGTATCGCTTTTCAACCTCATAGCTGATGTCTTCGACATCATCACGGCGATCGCCACGAAGTTCAAAGAGGCGTGGGATGATGACAACAGGGGATACAACTACGTGAAGAGCATCTTCGAGATGTTCACCAGCATCAACATGACGCTAAGCGATATCGCCCAGTCCTTCGTCAACGCCTGGAACAATGAAACCGGGTACAAGATCATATCGGGCATCCTGGAACTGCTCACCAGGGTGCATGAAGTCATCAAGAATGCATCCGACAGCTTCAGGGAAGCATGGAACGATAACGGGAACGGGGAACGGGTGCTATGGACGCTCCTCAACCTGATCGGGGATATCATCTGGGCCCTGGAGGGGGTAGCGGCGGCATTCGCCAACGCTTTCGCTTCTCCGATCGGCACCCAGATGTGGAGCTCCCTGCTCCAGATGATCGGGGTGGCATTGACGATCCTGGATGACATCACCGTGGCTTTCACTAATGCATGGAACGACGGAGGCAGAGGAGTCACCTATATCCAGTCCATCTTCGGCATCCTTCGGAGCGTCTTTGATTTGCTCGGCTCCATCGGCACCGCCTTCCACAACGTATGGAGCAATGGCATTGGCGAGCGGATCTGCAGGAACATCCTGGATATCCTGATTGCCGTGAACGGGGCGGTATCCGCTCTGGTCGACCGCTTCAGGGAGGCATGGGAAGCTGGAGGCAACGGGGAAAGGATTATCGGGGCAGTCCTCAAGATCATTAACAACGTCCTGGAGGCGGTTAAGAAGATAGCCGAGGCCACCAAGAAGTGGGCGGAAGGGCTGAACCTGGAGCCTATCGTCTCGGCATTCGGGACGCTGCTGGAAGCAATCGAGCCCCTGGTCGGCCTGATCAGCGACGGCTTGGCTTGGGCTTACGAGAATGTCCTGCTGCCGTTTGCGTCATGGACGATAGAGGAAGCCCTCCCTGTGGTGATAGATGCTCTGGCGGCGGCTTTTAATGTGCTGCATGCCGCACTGGAGGCAATCTCTCCGGGCCTGCAGTCGATGTGGAACAACATCGTCAAGCCTCTTGCCGAGACTGTCGGGGCGATCCTGGTGTCAGTGCTCAAAGCCATCACCGAGAAGCTCAACGCTTTTGCGGACTGGATCAACAACAACCAGGAACAATTTGCCTCCATCGTGGACACCTGCCTGCTGTTCATCGCCGCATGGATGGGTGCCAAGGGAATCATCACCATCATCAGCGGTGTTACCAGTGCGGCTTCTCTCCTGTCTGGCGGACTGGCTACCCTTGTCAGCACGGGCTTTAACCCTGTCCTTATAGCCATTGCGGCAGTGATTGCCGGATGCGTGCTCCTAATAACCCACTGGGAAGAAGTGGTAGGCGTACTCACGGCCCCTGTCCCGGTGGATACGTTCGACGAAGTGACCTTGGCCCTTACCGACCTGGATAACATCATTTTCGAGCTGTCCTATAGCTCCGACGTGACCTCCGAACAGCTGGACATGCTGCGCAAGGCCGTGGCAGATGCCAAGCTGGAAGGCAAGGATACCACCGAGACGCTCAAAGCCTTCAAAACCGCCTGCGAGGAGGCGGGGATAGGCACCGAACCTCTGAGCGATGCCTGCGAGGAAGCAGGGGTGACCCTGGACATGCTGAAAGAAGCATTGGACGGCACCAAGACGGGAGCCGAAGAGATGGCGGATGTGGTGGAGGAGACCGCATCTACCACGCAGACCGCCATGTCAAATATCGGAACTGCCGGGCAGGAACACCTCGGGAGCGTGACCGAGGCGGCGGAGAATGCAGGCGTGGCCCTGGACAATCTGGGTACCGGAGGCAACGACTTGGAATCCGAACTGCAGGGAGCTCTTAGCCAGATCTACAGCGACGCCGACAAGTACATCGGCGGCGTGGTTGGCTCCGTATCCGAGGCCAAGCAGAGTTTTGAGAACCTGTCACAGTCCGGGAAGGACACCTCTTCCAGCGTCGTTGGCAGTTTCGGAAACTTGCAGAGCGGCGTGACGAGGGAAATCACCACGGCTGCCGAAAATGCCACTAGCAAGTCCAACGAGATGAAGTCCGAGGTCACCAGTGACAACAGGGAGCTGGATCAGGACACGGCAGAGAAGTTCGCGGCCATCAGGGAGACCATCCGGTCTGAGATGAACCGGGCCGCAGATATCGCCGGGATGAAATCCAAGACCATCAAGAGGGAAGCTTTGTCGGCATTCAAGGATCTGGCTTCCGACTCGGTACCGTATTTCGAGTCGCTGAGGGGGACGGTGGACGAACAGCTCGGCGAGGTGGTCAAGATCGTGGAGAACAGCGCACGTGCCATAAAGGAAGCGTTCGATGGCATTGGCGAAGAGATCGCCAGGAACTTCAGTGGCACGGAAACTGCAGTGCGCCGGGAGATGGGCGACTTCCAGGCGATCGGCTCGGATAAGGCAAGAGACGTGGCCAACGCATTCCAGAATATCAGCTATACGATAGCCGGGCACTTCGCCGACGTCACCTCCAGGGTGGCGAACACCCTCACTGGCATGTACGATGTCGGGCGCAATGCGGCGCAGGCGTTTGCCAACGGCCTGCGGTCTGTCCATATCGACACGCCCCATCTGGTGACTACGAGCTACTCCGAGTATGTCATCGGGGACAGCAGGATAACCGTGCCCAACCTGTCGGTGCAGTGGTATGCCCGAGGCGGATTCCCGCCGAACGGACAGCTGTTCATGGCAGGCGAAAACGGCCCCGAGATGGTGGGCCAGATGGGCAGCAGGAACGCTGTCGTCAACAACGAGCAGATCGTGGACGGCATCCGGGATGGCGTATACGATGGCATCATGTCCGCCCTGGCAGACTCCCAGTCAGGAGGCGGCGACAACGGCAGAGCTCCGGAGTTCCACATTTACCTTGGGGGCAAGGGAAGCAGGGAGATCACCGACTTTGTCGTGGATGACATAAACAGCCGGGTAAGAGCGACAGGAAAGCCCGTCCTGCTCTCCTGACAATAAGAACGCCTCTGCGTGGCTCTCAGCTGCGCAGAGGACACCATTTGAGGAGGTGTGAGCGATGCCGCTTTCGATCGACGGGGTGGCCATGCCGGAGCCCAAACTAAACGGGCTTATCATCAAGAAGGAGAAGGTATGGTCCAGCAACACTGGAAGGGCGAGCGATGCATGCATGCTCGGGGACATCGTCGGGATCAAGACCACGCTCTCCATCCAGTGGCCTCCGCTAAGTGATGCGGACGTGATGAAAATAGACAGAGCCGTATCCAAAACATTCTTTACGGTCTCTTACAGGGACCCTAACACAGGGACGACCAGGAGCGGGACATTCTACGCAGGGACTCCCACGTACTCCGTGTACTCCTACTACAACAGGACTAAGACGTACGCCGGAACGGCGGTGGATTTAATTGAGCGGTAAAGAATAGAAACGAGGAAGAGATGAAAAGAGAATTTACGCTATCGCAGGTGGTGACGCTGACAAGGGAACTGGCAAAGCTCCGGAACAAATGCCTCCCGGTGAAGCTGGGGTATGCCCTCGGCAGGAACCTGGCTATTTTGTCGAGAGAAGCGGATATCGTGGAGGAGCAGAGGAGGAAGCTTTGCGAGAGGTACGCCCGCAAGGATGAGAACGGTTTTCCTTCCATCGTCAACGGGATATACGACATGTCCAAGGAAGACGAGATCCTGTGCAACAACGAGTTCTCGGAGCTCCTGGCTACCACCACGATGCTGGACGGGATCATGCAGATTCCTGTCTCCTCGATCGAGGCCGTGGACAACGGAGACCGCTATGACACCCTGACGATGGCGGAGCTTGACGTGATCTGCGAGTTTCTCGCAGACTGACAGAACGCAGGCCTCCAGATGAGAGGAGGGTGATTATGATTGATTAGAGCATCCGATGCTTTCCGGGCCGAGATACCCAAGAACGGGCGGACTTTCGAGGCAAGGATCCTCACGGACGGGTCGGAACGGACGGGCATGGCAATCCGCTCGTTCAATTACACCGCATCGGCGACAGGGGGGAGCAAGATCGATATAGGCGCAACGACCTGCGCTTACATCAACATGACCCTGTACTCTCCGAATGCTTTCTTCACAGGCAGAGAAGTGGCCTTGGAAATCAGACCTAAGATTGCGGACGGCACCCCGTGTGAGTGGCTGTCGCTCGGATACTTCACCTGTGACAGGCCGAGCGGGGATGGAGAGGATATCACGGTCACTGCTTATGACCGCATGCTCCTCCTGGAAACTCCTTTCGTGTCAGCTATCTCCTATCCTGCCAACAGCAACGCTGTGCTCCAGGAGATCTCGACCCACACAGGCGTGCCCGTCACTCTTCCTGATAACTCGGTCAGCATCCCTACAGAGCCATCCGATCGGACGTGCAGGGAGATTGTCTCCTACATCGCCCAGCTGCTTGGAAAGTTCGCCTGTATTGACAGGGCAGGGAATCTGGTATTCCGATGGTACGAGGGGTTTGGAGAGAAGATCCTCTACGGGCGGTACTGGAACCCATTCACCAGGGAAGAGGCTGACTATGAGCTGGAGAAACTGGAGTGCATCACGGGGTATCGGGACGGGGACCATGGACAGGAAGAGATAGTCGTATCAGCCGGGACGGGGACGAACGTGATCAGGTTCACGAATCCCTACATGACCCAGGCGATAATCGATTCCGTCTTCCAGGACCTGGACGGGCTCCGGTTCAGGCCAGGGAGCGTCACGGCCATGGGCGACCCCCAGACGGAGCCGGGCGACCTCATCACCATCTACGACAAGACGAGGTCATACACCCTGGCTGTTTCCAGCCTGTCCTTCGACTTTGATGGCGGTCTGTCCATGACCATTCAGAGCATCGGCAACGGGAATTCTGGTTCCGATGCGGACGTGAACGGGCCCACTGCCCGGACGGTGGACAGGATCCGAGCGGAGATGGTGCTTGCCAACGAGGTTCTAGCGAAGAAGGCGGACATCGATGATCTTAATGCCACCAACGCCACGATAACCAACCTGTCTGCGCAGGTGGCATCGTTTGAGAGCGTGAGGACGGATTACCTGGCGTTCAAGACGGCCACGGGCCAATCCATCACGGCAGCAGAGGCAAATATCGCCCAGATCAGGACGGTGGATTTGACGGCGGTCAATGCCAGGATTGATGACCTGCAGGCAGTGGACATCTCAGCTATCAATGCCAACATAACCTCGCTGACAGCTGGCGTGGCGAACATCAAGAACCTGCTGGCGGGCAATGCTGCGGCCACGGCAGCAGATGTTATCCAGCTGAACGCCAACAACGCCGTGATCGACTCCGCCATGCTGAGAACTGCCCTCATCAACGTGCTTTCGGTCAATGACCTGCTTGCGGGCAGGATCAGCACCAACAAGTTCTCCATCGGTTCCGATGACGGGGGCCTCGATATGCAGGGGAACCTCGTCCAGATGAAGGACAGGAACGGGATTACCCGTATCCAGATGGGCAAGGACGCACAAGGGAACTTTACTTTCGTGCTAATGGGCGAAGGGGGGACCGGCCAGCTCCTGGATGAGAACGGCCTGAAGGCGGCGGCTATCAGCGACGGGCTCATCGTGGACAGCATGGTTGCTGATTCCTCTGGGAGCTACCGGGGCATATCGGCATCAAAGCTTAACATCAACAGCGTGATCGGCTCGCTGAACTCTGCCGGGGGCATCAAATCCTCCGCCATCTGGTTTGACGAGGAGAATCAGTCCCTGACGCAGATATACTCCGCCATGTCGAGCACCATACAGAGCGCAACGGAGTCATCGGCAGAAGCGGCTGCCGCCGCCAAGTCCTCTGAGAACAGAGCCGCCGCCGCACTGGCAGCCATAGAGGGCATATCCACCCTGGATGCCTTCGGGGTCTTCCTGTCTAACGATGCCCACACGGTGCACACCAGGAGCGACGGGAGCGGGGGCAACTATGCCGAGGCATACTGCATCGTCACGGCTGTCATGGGCGATACGGACGTATCCAGCCACGCCAACTTCGTGCCTACTCCTTCGCCTGGAGTGACTGGGACATGGAATGCCAGGCTGAGAAGATACCAGGTGACAGCCATGGACGGCATGGACGGGTACGTGGACTTCGATGTCTCGTATGGCGTGAGGACGAGGTTCGTCCTGCTGCCCACCGAGCAGCGGTTCCTGATGCCGGACGGGAAGGCCATAGTGGTCAAGGCGGGTATGGCCCATGTCACGAAGAGGTTCTCCCTCAGCAAAGCTCCCGACGGTAAAACGGGAGTCAGCTACAGCCTGTCCGTCTCGCCTTCTATCATCCGGAAACAGCAGGACGGGACGCTGGTTCCTGGGTTCATCGCCCTGGGCGCCTCACTCTATGATGACGGGAGCCGTTCCGACTACTCGGGGTATTTCCTGATAGAAGAATCCGTGAATGGAACCACCTTCACGGAGACGTACAGGACCACGACTAAAGGAAGCTCTTTAGGATACGACCCGTCAAGCGGGGACGTGATGGCCATACGATGCACGCTCCTGGGTGACAATGACGAGGTGCTGGACTCCCAGACGGTGCTGATCATCGTGGATGCCGATGGCATCTATGACGCTCTGGATGGCATGGGTGGCCGAGTCGGAGAGGTGGAGGAGCAGACGGCCAGGAACACGACCAAGCTTGCCGAGCATGAGCAGAGCATGGAGCGGTTCCGGGTGAGCTTCTCGGAGTCGATAGAGACCCTCCAGGTGGTCACGGACGGGATCCTGCAGTGGGAGCCCCTGGAAGACATCGACTGGGCGAACGGAATAGACCACATCACCGCCAGAGTGCTGAAGGGCGGGGAAGATGTCACGAGCGATTATCCTCCGGAGTGGTTTTCCTATTGGAGGAAGAACGAGGAAGGCCTTGTCCTCCTGGGAACGGGCTACACCATAGACGTGCTGATCGACGATGTGGGATACACCGGGGAGATACAGATGGTCTTCACCACTTACGAGGCCGGGTACGTCTACTTCCCTGATGGCCATCGTTTCGCGCTTCCTGGAGGCAAAGTGGTGTTGATGAACATTAATGATTATTAAGGAGATCGATTATGCCTGATACTACTAGCGATATCTATGCACAGGACTTGCCTGCGGAAAACCTCACTACCCTGGACGGGGCAGAGCATGTCATCGGGTTTGACACGACAGAAGGAAAGAAGATTCCCGTCAATGCTTTGGCTGACTTTGCGGTCACGAAGCGGCAGGCCACCTTGGGCGGGAGCACCCAGACGGTGCAGACCGCTATCAATTCGCTGACCACCAGGATGGGAGTCGTGGAAGGACGCCTGGAAGAGGCGGAAAAGGCCATCACCTGGCAGGAGATTGCCCACGCTGTGGCATCCGGAACGCGCCCGTACGAGATCGGCGACCTGATCACGGACCCGTGGACGGACACCGCAGCCAACAGTAGCTACGAGTATCCCTGGCGGGTTAACCATTACGAGAGCGTGGAGGTGGAAGGGGGTCAGGCCATCAATGGCATGTGGCTCCAGGCCAAGTATGCACATCCCTTAGGAGTGCAGTTCTCCCACCAGAGAGCCTTCCTGGCATGCCCGGACGGATTGGCTGCAGGAACCTATTACATCACCTTGGGTGCAACCTGGGGCTCAAAGGATGCGGTGAAGGACTCGACATGGAAGTTCACGCTGACCAAAGCAGTAGAAGCAGGCGGAAGGCTAGCAGGCTTCTATGGCATGCCCGATCAGCTGGCAAGCACCTGGAAGGTGTACAGCTACAAAGCGGACGGCATCACTTTGCTGGAAACCGTGAACGTCACCAGTGGAACCGGAGGTACCAGCCTCGGGACCATGGCCTTGAGCACCAGGAGCGGAAACCTCAACTCGATGAACGAGACAGCTTATGGCTGGAATAGGTGGAAAACCTCTGCTATTAGACAGTATCTTAACTCTGCCGCAGGAA